CAGCAAGGCCCACCAGTTCTGGGGCGAGCAGGACGGTAAGGCCCCCGCCTGGCACTCCTTCTACCCGTACAAGCCGTCGGTGCGCGCGATCGACCACTACCTGCCCGACGGCGGCATCGTGCACCACCCGAAGGGGCTGCACTTCAACAGCCAGTACGTCGAGCACATGTGGCTGGAGTTCGCCGGGCCGAAGCCGCAGCCGTTCACCTGGGCCATCGCCGGGATGATCGCCGGCTACCCGGAGCGGGACTACCTGCACTACATCCTCGACGCCGGGCGCAACCCGGACCGGGTCGGCTTCCCCCGCCTGTCCGCCGACGCCGTCTACGCCGACCACACCATCCGCGACGGGCTGAACTACCGCTCCCTGATCGCCTACGGCCACCACGGGCAGTACCTGACCGCCCGCAACAACATGTGGACCAACCGCACCGTGCGGGCCCGCACCGTGCCCAACTACGCGCCGCGGATGTTCTTCGGGGTGTTCGACGGGGTGAAGTCGCGGGTCGGCGCGTTCCAGTCCCGCGGGCTGCACATGAAGTCCGGCGCCATCGACCACGGGGCGCCGCACCGCTACTACGTGCTGGGCCGCTCCCAGGGCGTCATCGGCCAGCGGCACGCCAGCCACCTGCTCATCTTCGAGATCCGGTTCTGGCGCAAGGCGCTGAGCCAGGACCAGCTCCAGGCCAACTTCGACCAGGTCTCCTCGACCTGGCAGTTCCACAAGTACCGGAGGGGCTGATGGGCGACTGGTCCCTCGACGAGAGCGCGATCACCACCACCGGCGGCGGCTGGCTGCGCATCATCGTGTCCAAGCCGACCCGCGGCGGCCGCTCGGTCGACGTCACCGTGTTCCGCAACGCGCTGTCCACAGTGGTCAGCTACTCCTCCGCCGACCCGTTCGGCGACTCCACCTGCGTGCTGCAGTTCCCGCAGATCAGCGTGCTCGACGACCTGGAATCCCCGGAGCTGACCCACTGGCTGGGGCACTACGCCAACGTCGACCTGTGGTGGGTGCCGGCGCTGCCGGCGGGCCCGAACTACCCCAGCGCGCCGAAGGTGATCGACCCGCGCAGCAACCAGCCGGGCCTGGTGGTGCCGATGTATAAGCGCGGCAGCGGCATCGCCCCCGGCACCCTCAACGCGGTCAAGCTGTGGGAGGGGTTCATCACCAGCCTGGACTTCACCGACTCCGACACCAGCAGCCAGCTCGAGGTGCAATGCCAGGGCGCGCTGTTCCAGCTCGACCGCTACAACCAGAAGCCGTTCTTCCCGGCCCGCCCGTGGCCGCTGGAGAAGCTGATCGCCGACGCATTCAGCCACGCCCGCAAACCGCACCTGCGCACCCGCCCGCTGGTGACGGCGTGGCCGCGCGGCTGGACCAAGAGGGCCCCGAAGTACAGCCGCAACACCGCGACAGCCCTCACCCCGGTCGCCAAGCCCGGGGAGAGGTGGACGGGCCGCACCAGCCGCGCCACCGGCTCCTGGGAGCACACGCTGACCGGGTTCGTGCAGGACACCCTCCTGGACATGATCGTCGACAACGACTCCGGTGTCACCCCCGGCAACCAGTGGACGATCACCCAGCAGCGCCGCGCCACCGGCAAGTTCGGCCGCACCCCGATCCTGCAGGTCCGCGACCGCTTCGCCGCCCCCGACTTCACCCTGCGCGCCGGCACCCCCGGGGTGAAGCTGTCGCTGAGCGCGGACTCCACGCAGAGCGAGAACGTCATCTACGGCGAAGGCACCGACGTCAACGGGGAAAGCTGGCGCAACGCCGTCGTGTCCTCCAGCCGCACCGACTACGCCCCGCTGGCGGCCGCGGTCGCCGTGTGGCCCCGCCCCGCCGCCGCCGACGCCGGGCACAACCGGGGTCGCTTCGTCACCGAATCCTTCGTGAAGTTCGGCACCGGGTTCAGTCAGGAGGACGCCGTCACCGTCGCCGAGCAGCAGCTCGCCCGCGACCAGATCCCCGGCTACTCCGGCACCATCACCCTGTCCGTCGACCCGTCGACCCTGATCCCCCGCTGGCTGGTCCACGCCGGGATGACGGTGAAGGTGAAGAACCTGTTCGGCTCCGGCGAGAACGGCATCAACTTCCACATCGCCTCGGTGGTGGCCAGCCCCGGCGACGGCACCGTCACCCTCACCGTCGACACCCGCTACCGGGACCTGCTCACCGTCGACGAGTCGCTGCAACGCACCCGCGACCCGCTCTCACCGACCCGGATGTTGCAGGTCGGCAAGACCAGCGTGCAGATCGAGGACGTGCAGGCGCCGTGGGACTACTCGGCCGGCTCCGGGTTCATCCCCCGCGAGGCGGTGCAGTTCTACAAGCACAAGCCCGTGCAGCAGGTGTTCCCCTACGCCGACTGGGTGAAGGCGCACCCGCCGCTGCACCACTCCCGCTGGTATGTGAAGGTCAACGCGGCGGCGCCCACCCCGAACGGGCGCTGGACCCGCAAGGCGGTGCCGATCCTGACCAGCGAGAAGGGCTCGATCGCGCGCTCGGAGTTCTTCGTCTGCGACGCCCTCGGCAACCTGCTCAAGATCCCGTTCCATGTGTCGATCTACTACACGCCCGTGACGTACATGGCGATGCCGCGCGAGAGCGGCCAGTCCAGCCCCTACCTGGACAACGCCTTCGAGAAGATCGACCCGCAGACCGGGCAGGAGTTCCCGCCGGACTGGCTGCGCGGCCCGGACAAGTACCTGATCATCGGCTGGGGCAACAAGGCCAACGGCATCCTCAACCGGGCCGGGTTCAGCCCCGGCTCGGAAGCCGAAGGCGGCCAGCCGACCGGCAAGCTGTTCGACGACACGGTGTGGAGCTTCGACAACACCAGCACCGACAACACCGAGTACAACCGCAACGCCCGGCCGGGGCAGCGGCAGAAGGACGCCGCGATCGAGCTGTTCGCCATGTTCTACGCCGAATACCACGAGCCGGTGTACTTCGGCGGGCGGCTGTACCGGCAGAACCCGGGCGCCGGCTGATGGGCGACTGGCTGGCCGTCAGCGGCGCGTTCATCGACAGCTCCGCCGCCCCCACCGGGCCGGTGGCGCACTGCGGGGTCTACCTGGGGCCGTGGCCGGTCCAGCCGCCGCCGCAGCTCCTGGACTGCGCCTCGCTCGAGTTCGTCGTCGCGGTCCCCGGCGCCGACCCTGACGACGCCAGCACCCTCACCTTCGCCGCCAACCCGGTGTACGTCAGCGCCACCCGCCACGGCGACACCGTCGACTTCACCTGCGTCGGCGGGGCGTGGCCGGACACTCGTCCGTCCGGCGCGCACCTCTATGTGCGCGCCGCGGGGACACCCGCCGAACCGGTCGCGGCGTACGTGCCGCGCGGCTACAGCCCGCAGGGCGGTAACAGCTTCGAGACCGCGCCCGGCACTCTCGTCACCCACGCCCCCGGGCCCGGGTCGATCCCGGTCGACGCGGCCCAGGCCGTCATCGGCGCGTTCTGGGGCGTCGGCGGCGCCTACTCCTCCCCGCAGCCGCAGGACGTGGTGGAGTACCTGGCGCAGCAGGCCAGCGTGCTCACCCCCGCCCCGGTCGACGGCACCCACGGCTCCGGGCTGAACTACGCCGTCCCGCACAACACCCCCGACGTCCCCGGCAACCCCGACCCCGGCTACACCACCGGGCAGATGCAGTTCAGCGAGTTCCGCGCCGACTTCCAGGTGCCGACCAGTCTCGCCGACCCCGGCGAGCCGGCCGACTTCGCCAGCCTCGTCACCGACGGCGCCGCCGCCGGGCACATGCCCGACGGCAGCCCCGGCTACCAGTGGGTCGGCGCCGCCGCCGGGCTCGGCTTCGACGGCGCCGTCACCTGGACCATCCAGGGCACCGCCTGGACCATCGACTTCGCCACCGTCAGCGACGAAGCCGGGCAGGCGCTGGCGATCCAGGCCCAGATCCGCACCGGCGGCCCCACCGCCTCCGCGTTCGCCGCCGGCAGCGGCACCCTGCTGTGGGGCGACCAGATCCACACCGCCGGGCGCCCCGGCGGGCTCGAGAACGCCATCGCCGTCCCCGCACCCCCCGGGGTGGGCCCGGACGCGCCGATGAACACCGACTACAGCCTCTACTGCCGCCTCGACGGGCTGCTGCTCACCCAGGACGCCACCAACGAGTACGCCGTCACGTTCGCCGAGGAGCACACCCTGAGCGTGCAGGTCGTGCCGCAGGGCGCGACGATGGCCTACCTGGTGCAGCTCCCGCCGTACCGCTACTACGCGCCCGGCCCGCTGGTGCCCTCCCGCGGCGGCCCCGGCAGCGCGCTGCGGCTGAACCAGCGCAACGACGGGCTGGGTATCGACCGGCACCCGCGGCTGCGCGCGAGCAACAACCCGCCGACGTCCGTGCAGTCCCACACCGCGCCCCGCGTGGGCGACACCCTGTACCGCTGAGGAGCCCCGATGTCCACCGCCGGCCTGCTGTCCAACTATGCGGGCAACCGCGCCCTGTCCTACCTGCTGGTGCAGCGCGGGCTCTACCTGGCCTGCCACACCTCCGCCCCGGACGGCACCACCGCTGGGGACGCCTCCAGCGAGCTCGGCGGCGGCGGCTACCAGCGCCAGCCGATCAGCTTCAACTCGCCCAGCGGCAAGGCCTGCGTGGCCAGCAACCGGCAGCGGTTCCCGGGGATGCCGTCCTGCGTGCTCACCCACCTGGCCGTGTGGGACGCCTTCACGATGGGCAACATGATCGTGGCGGTGGCGTTGCTGCCGCATGTCTCCGTGCCCGACTCTGGCCTGTTCGTGGTCAGCAGAGGAGACCTCTCCGTGCAGCTCTAGATCACGTTTGGTTGGGGTGAGTGGATCACGTCGAGATGATGGGGACAGCCGAACATGGAGGTGCGAGATGGACCGTCTCCCGCCCGCGGCTGCGTCCCGGCATCCCCACTGTGAAGGCACTCCCTAAGATGATGCGGATCATCCTGCGCGCGGCCAACGAGCCCGCCCGGCGGTTCATGTTGTTCTGGAACTTCGTCGCCGCCTGCTGCGCGATCCTGTTCCTCATCCTCGGCGCGATCTACCTCGTCGGCGGCTCGTCCGCCACCGACAGTCACACCCTGGACCTGGTCCAGACCGTCGAACGCACCCTGCAGCTCCACGGCGTCATCCAGATGGTCGTCGGGGGGCTGCTGCTGTATTCGCTGCACGACTACCGCAAGCTGACCCGGCTGTCGCTGCTGATCGGCTTCTCCTACGCCACCTGGACGCTGGTGCTGATCGTCGGTGAAGCGCTCCTGCACCGGATCTCCTGGGGCAGCTTCGCCTGGTACGGCTTCCTGATGACCCTGCTCGCCGGCACCCGGGTGTTCTCCCCGCCGCTCGGCGACGACGGCCGGCTCTACACCGGCCGCCCCGAGGGGAGCGAGCGTGCATGACCTCCTCGGTGCCGCGTTTTCCCTGCTGACTGCCGTCCCGTCCGGTGCGCCCGACCCCGGCCTGCCCGCCAGTGGCTCCGGGGCGAGCGACCACACCGTCATCGTCGCGGTGCTGATCCTGGTCGGCACCATCGTCACCGTCGCCGGCACCGTCCTGGTCGCCACCATCCAGCGCGACCGCGGGCCGCGTTCGACGGTGCCCGCCAACGACCGCCTCGCCGACCGCCTGGTGCGTGACCTGACCCGGGAGAAGGAGGAGGCCGAGAAGGCCCTCGAGGCGCTCAAGACCGCCTGCTGGCGACGCCATCTCGACCCCGACCAGATGATCCAGGAAGTGATGGCCACCCCATGAGAAAGATCGACATCCCGCCGCGGATCAACTTCTCGATCAGTTTCCGGCTGTTCGTGCTCGTCGTCGGGCTCGGCGCGATCGGGTTCGGCTGGGGCCTGATCTGGGTGATCCAGGAGATCGGCCGGGTCGACAACGCGGTGGCCTACATCAACCACCAGCGGATCATCGGCAAGCAGCAGCGCGAGGCCGACCAGGTCCGCACCGACGCCGAGATCCGCGGCCTGGCGTGCGCGATCCCGGCGGTGCTGCCGCCCGGCGAAAGCCCCTACGTGGATCTGTTACGCAAACGTTATGCGTGCCCGCCGTACGTGCGACCGAAGGGCAAGGTGCCGTTCGCGCCGTCCAGCATCACCCCGCCGGCGCCTACTCCGAACCCCAGTGCGAGCCCCATCCCGAACCCCAGCTCGCCCGCCAACGGGGGCTCCGCGCGGCCTGCAGCAGCCCGTTCCAGGCCCGCTCCCCCGGCGCCGCCCGGTGCCGCCCCGCCCGGCCCGGCCCGGCCGACGACCCCGCCGGGGACGCACCCGACGCCGCCCCCGTCACCGACGCCGCGCCCGACCCGCACGCCAGGGCCAAGTCCGCGCCCGACCCCAGCACCACCTCTGCCGCCTCTGCCAACGCTTCCCCCGCTGCTCCCCGCGCCGTTCACCTCGGCGCTACACACTTTGCTGCCCGGCGCGTGTCGTTCCCTGCCGGTGTGCTGATCGTCGGGATGATTCCCGCATGTACGTCGTCCTGGACGCCAGTGAGCACAACGCGGCGATGACGGCCGCCTTCAAGGGTGAGGCCATCATCCTGCGGGCCGGGTTCGGGGACTACTGGCAGGACAAGAACTTCCTGGACAACACCGGCCAGGTGGCCGTGGACTGGAGCCGCGGGGAGCTGCCCGGCGGCGCCGTGCTGTACCTGCCGTTCATCTCCCCCGGCACCGCGAAGTCCCACGACGCCTACCTGTGGGACAAGCTGATCGGGCCCCGGGTGCCGGACTGGCTGACCGGGATCATGGTCGACGAGGAGCGCTGGCCCGGAGCCCCGTACGCCCAGTCCGGGGACCACTCCAGCCAGCTCAACCAGTTCTACGGCATGCAGGCGCACCGGTTCGGGTCCTGGCGGTCCTGCAAGGGCTACTTCAACCTCGGCGACGGCGCCGCGCTGTGGCCGCACCGCGACCCGCGCTGCGAGTACATCCTCGCCGACTACACCGACAAGATCGTCGTCGGGAACTACCCGGGCTGCGTCGGGCAGCAGTACACCGACGGCTCGATGAACAACCCGGTGCCGCGGGTGAAGGGCAGGCTGCTGCCGCGCGCCGACGCCCCGTTCGGCGCCTGTGACCACTCGGTGTTCCCCACCGTGAACAACGCCGCCCAGTTCCGGGCACTGTGGGGCCGCCCCGCGTACGGGCAGCCGGCCAAACCGGCCAAGCCGCCGGTGGCGCCGCCGAGGCAGCCGCCGCCGGTCCCGGCGCACGGGCCCTACGACCAGCGGCGCGGCTACACCCTCGTCGCCCCCGGCGGCCACGTCCGGCTGCGTCTCGACGCCGCCGCCAACGTCCACGTCGAACGCGACGGCCAGCTCGTCCACACACTGACCAAGGGAAACTGACATGCCCTCCGCTCCCGTCCGGCTCGTGCAGAACAAGCCCGTCACCACCACCGGCACCCTCACCGCCGTCGCGGTCGCCGTCGAGGGCTACCTGGAGTACCGCGGCTGGATCCCGGCGCCGCTGACCGGGGTCGCGATGGTCGTCACCGTCGCGGTGCTCGCGGTCATCGCGCACGAGCTGGTGACGCCATGGACGAAGGCGCAGCACTTCATCGAGCAGGGCCTGCACCTCACCGACGCCGACTGGGGTCGCTTCGAGGTCATGCTCGAGCAGTACGGGCTCACGCTGCTCCCCCGCCCGGCCGCCGCGACCGTCACCGGCCTGGCGGCCGCGGTCATCCCCGCCCCGCCGGGGGACGGCATGACCGCCGGTCAGCACGCCGCCGTCGAGGCGCCGCTCGCTGCGACACCGCCGGCCGCCGCGACCGAGCCGCCTGTCCCCGGCGCGCCCGGGGCCTGATGGCGTTCCAGCTTTCCCGGGTACCGCAGACCGACGACGAGCTGTACTGGTACGTCCGGGTCCGGTTCGGGGTCGCGGTGCCCCGCACCCGGGTGTGCGCCGGGCACGTCAGCCCGTTCGAGGCGTTCGCCGACGCCTTCTTCGCCCGCAACTCCCTGGACCCCGCCTCCGACCAGCAGTCGCTGGCGCTGTGGCACGGCAGCCGCGGCCTGTCCGGCAAGAGCTACACGCTGAGCCTGCTCGCGGTCACCATGGCCGAGCTGCTCGGCGCGGACGTGAACCTGCTCGGCGGCTCCCTGGCGCAGTCGATGAACATCCACGAGCACGTGGGCATGGCGATGCGCCATGACAACGCGCCGGAGTACATGGTCGTCGACGCCTCCACCTCGAGGATCTCGCTGACCAACGGCGCCCGGATCCGGCCGTTGACGGCGTCGCAGAAAACCGTCCGCGGGCCGCACCCGCCGCGGCTGCTGCTCGACGAGATCGATGAGATGGACCTCAAGATCCTCGACGCGGCGCTGGGCCAGCCGATGCCGCAGCCCAACTACCTCAACGAGATCATCACCCCCTATACGGTCATGTGTTCGACCTGGCAAAATCCGCAGGGCACCTTCACCGAGGTGCAGCGGCGCGCGGAGGAACGCGGCTACCCGATCTACCAGTGGTGCTTCCGCGAGTCGGCCAACCCGATCGACGGGTGGCTGAGCGAGGACACCATCGCGGAGAAGAAGAACTCGATCTCCAAGGCCATGTGGGAGGCGGAGTACGAGCTCAACGAGCCCTCCATCGGCACCCGCGCGTTCGACACCAACGCGGTCGAGCGGATGTTCAGCTTGCCGTTCAGCCCGCTGGCGCAGAAGGAGTCGAAGGACTTCGAGGAGTACCTGTTCGAGAAGCCGGAACGCCACGGCCGCTACGTGTGCGCCGCCGACTGGGGCAAGGAGAAGGACTACACCGTCATCACGGTGGCCCGCATCGACACCTACCCGCGCCGGGTCGTGTACTACATGAAGGTCAACCGGCGGCCGTGGCCGCTGATGATGGGCTGGTTCAACAAGGCCGCCGAGCGCTACCACGCCCAGTCCATCCACGACGCCACCGGTCTCGGCGACGTCATCGAGGACTACGTCGACCACCGCGCGATCGGGTTCAAGATGATCGGGGCCGAACGCGCGGACATGCTCACCGAGTACGTCAACGCCGTCGAGGCCGGCGCCTGGCACGTCCCGAAGATCAAGTCGGCGTGGTCGGCGCACCGGTACTGCCAGGTGCAGGACCTGTACTCCAGCTCGAAGGAGTTCCACCTGCCCGACGAGGTGTGCTCCTTCGCCCTGGCCGAGCACGTCGCCCGCACCGTCGCACCGCTGGCCGCCCCGCAGGCGGTGAAGAAGGACTCCGCGCCGACCGCCCGGGACATGACCCACGTCCCCGCCGAGTCCGACACCGCCACGCCGGGCCGCTTCGGTGACGTCAGCGTGAAGCGCTGGGATGATCCCGCGGAGATGTCCCTGACTGTCTGAGCGCATGGAACCCCCCGGGAGACTGGCAGTATGACCCGACCCGACTCTCTCGACCGTGTGCTCGACGGGGACGACGGCGACGGAGTCGATCTTCCGAAGAACTGGAACCCGACCCTGGAGATCGGCCGGACCGGTCTCAAGCGGGCCGCCGGCTGGGTCAACGAGGAGTTCCTCCCCCAGCTCAAGGGCCGCAAGGCGGTCGGGGTCTACCGGGAGATGTCGAGCAACGACCCGATCGTCGGGTCGCTGCTGTTCGCGCTCAAGCGGCTGATGAGCGAGGTCGACTGGAACGTCGAACCGGCCAGCTCCAAGGCCGAGGACCGCAGGAACGCCGAGATCATCGAGCAGAACCGTGACGACATGAGCGAGCCGTTCAGCTCGTTCATCATGGAGGCGCTCAGCTCCCTGGAGTACGGCTGGTCCTGGCACGAAATCTGCTTCAAGCGGCGCCTGGGCCCCTGGTACACCAACCGCGCCGACGGCGACCTGCACCGCTCCAAGTACGACGACGGCATGATCGGGCTCGCGCACCTGCCGATCCGCGCCCAGGAATCCTGGCAGAAGTGGATCTTCGACGCGAAGGGCAACGCCACCTGGATGGTGCAGATGCCCGCGCCGGACTACCGGATGAAGCCGATCCCGCGCACCAAGAGCCTGCATTTCCGCCCGCTGCCGGCGAAGAACAACCCCGAGGGCATCAGCATCCTGCGCACCGCCTACCGGCCGTGGTTCTTCAAGAAGCGGATGGAGGAGACCGAGGCCGTCGGCGTCGAACGTGACCTGACCGGCCTGCCGGTCGCCGAGGTGCCCGCCGACGTCGTCAACGCCCGACCGGGCAGCCAGCAGGCCAAGCTGCTGGCCTCCTACAAGCAGATGGTCCGCTCGGTGCGCCGCGACGAGAACGAAGGCCTGGTGCTGCCGGTCGAGTACGACGACAAGGGCAACCAGCGTTACAAGTTCTCCCTGCTCGCGTCCAGCGGCAGCCGCCAGTTCGACACCAACGCCATCATCAGCCGCTACGAGGCGCGGATCCTGATGACGGTGCTCGCCGACTTCCTGCTCGTCGGCCACGAGGGCGTCGGGTCCTACAACATGCACGCCGACAAGACCGGCCTGTTCAAGGTCGCCTGCAACGGCATCGTCAAGCTCCTCGCCGACGAGCTGAACCGGTCCCTGATCCCGAAGCTGTTCAGCCTCAACGGGATGAAGCCGCGCGAGCTGCCCCGCTTCGTGCCCTCCGACGTGGACTCCCCCGACCTGGCGCAGCTCGCCGCGTTCATGACCGCAATGGGCCAGCTCGGCATCACCTGGTTCCCCGACCCGAAGATGGAGCAGTTCGTGCGCCGCGCCGCCGACCTGCCCGAGCTGGACAAGGACGTCGAGCGGGTGCTGGAGGTGCAGCAGCGCCAGTCCACCGTCATGCAGCTCGCCCAGCAGCGCCTGCAGGCCCTGCAGATCGGCCAGCAGGCCCAGCAGGGTGAGATGCAGATGCAGTCCGCGCAGACCAGCCAGGAGCAGCAGGCCATGCAGGTCGAGACGCAGCGCCGCGAACTGGAGAAGCCCGGCTCCACCCAGCCGCCGCAGAAGGCCGCGGCCGGGCGTCCCGCCGCCGGGCCGCCCCGCAAGGCCGCCGGCCGCAAGGTCGGGCCCAGCAACGACCCGCGCAAGCAGAAGCGAAAGGTGGCCAGTCGATGAGCCTCGCCCCGCTCGGGCACTTCCCCGGCCAGCCCGCCGGCTTCAACCACGCCGCCGCCGAGGCGGTGTTCGACTACATCAGCAAGTGCGACGACGACACCGCCGAGGTGCTCGCCGACATGGTCATCGGCGGCGCCTACCAGCACGACCTGCTCGAGTACGCCCCGGTGATCAGCAAGATGCTCGGCGAGCACCTGGTCGAGCACGGCGACGAGCTGCGCGAGCGGCTGACCCGCACCTACATCGCCAAGCGCGCCAACGGGGAGGACGTCACCCCGGAGATGGCCGCCGCCGAACTGATCGGCAAGGCGTTCGGCGGGCCGGACTACTCCCCGCAGGCGCGCGCGCAGCGGGCCCGCGAGGAGCACCGCGACCTGATCACCGGCCGGTTCGTGCAGTCGCACCATCCGCTGGTGTTCGAGACCCACGACGAGCACGGCAAGCCGCTGCAGGCCGCGCACGACGGGCAGGCTGCCCGGCAGGGCATCCCCGAGCCGGGCCAGCGCCTCACCGCCGCGCAGAAGCTGCGCTACCAGCAGGCGTACAAGCAGATCCAGGGGATGATCACCGGCTTCCAGCACCACCCGGAAGGCGCCTACCTGCACCTGCACTACGGCACCGGCACCGAGATCGAGGACATGCCCGGCCGCGGCCAGGACATCCCGATCAAGCCGGGCAAGACGCTGCACGCGGTCAGCATCAGCCGGGTGCCGGAGCATCACGAGGACCTGTCGCCGTTCGAGACGCTGCGCGACCTCGGCGGCGCCCTCGGGCACAACTACGGCCTGGACACCGACGCCAACGGCGTCAACCCCGGCGTGCAGCGCATCCGCGACTTCGACGCGACCCGCAGCGCCGGGGACCCGTTCCGGCCCAGCTCCAACCTGATGATCCGTCTCGGCGCGGGCTCGCGCGCACTGGACGAGTCCTTCCGCAACGAGGACGGCACCTCGGTGCTGCCGCGCCGGGTGCAGGCCGCGCTCAAGGCCGGCCAGGTCGTCGGCACCTACGGCCCGGAGGCGCAGAAGGTGATCGGCCCGGCGGCCGATCGGGCGGCCTACCGGTACCGCGGTACCGAGCGGGCCACCCCCGACCGGCGCCTGGGTGCGGCGATGGAGTCGATCCGGCGCAACCCGAACCTGCGCACCGACGTGGAGCGGCGCGAGCTGATGGTGCACGGCGTGGAGACCGACGCCGGGTGGCACCCCTCCGGCGTGCTGTCCTACTTCCGTTCCCGGCTGCCCAAGGCCGACCTGAACACCCTGCAGCGCAAGTCCGGCAAGATCCCGCCCTCGGAGGGCGTCATCATCAACCGGCAGGGCAAGGTCGCGGTGCAGGCCGTCGGCTTCGGCGACGACCACTACCTGCCGTTCAACCTCAAGCACCTCAAGGGGCTGCGCGGCGGGGAGTACATCCGCACCCGCACCTACGGCGGCCCGACGACGGAGGATGTTTACACCGGCCTGATCTCCGGCGCGAAGTCGGTGACCGTGGTGTCGCACAACGGCGTCTACACCGTCGAGTTCGACCCGTCGTTCAAGGGCAGCCGCCGCTACAACGACAAGGCCGCGCAGATGGTGGGCCGCTACGGCCAACTCCTCGACGCGGTGAAGAACGGCGAGATCACCACCGGGCAGATCGACCCCACCCGGATGGCCGAGATCGACGAGGCGGCCGCGTCCAGCTACGACCCGGACAGCGAGCCGGAGGCCTACGCCACCGAGCGGCTGCGCCTGCTCGCGCGCGAGAAGCGCAACCCCACCTTCTCCGAGGCGCAGAAGGCGCAGGCCGCGTCGGCGTTCCTCGACAGCCAGGCCGCGAAGCACCGCACCCCCGACGGCCACGAGATGACCGGCACCGAGCTGATCGACGACTGGGTCAGCCGGGAGTCGCTCAAGCAGGCCGACGCCTACCGCAAGCTGCAGGTCGCCGACGCCGGGGCGGACTTCCGCATCCGCGGCTCCGGGCGCCCCGCCGGCATGTCCGGGCAGGGTGTCGCGCCGGGCATGACCGCCGCCGACTTCAAGCGCAGCGTCGCCGCCCGCGCCGGGCTCACCGACGACAACCCCGACCGGGTCGCGTCCGCCGCCATCCAGGCGATGGGCCTCAACGAGCAGTTCGGCCGCTACCTCGAGCGGGAGGAGGCCACCTACAAGGCCTCGCTCAAGCCGCTCGCGCTCAACGGCCCCGGCTACAAGATGGCCCTCGACGCGCTGCAGGAGCAGTTCCCGTACTACGTCAAGGGCGTCGACTTCCACCCGTGGCACGACGCGCGCAACGCCGTCGACACCGGCTACGTGAAGCCCAAGCACAACCGGCCCGCCGGGGTGCTCGCCGGCTACTTCGACGACACCATCAACGGCCAGTCGAAGGTGCACGCCGACACCATCCGCGGGCAGGGCCACGCCAAGGAGGTGCGGCTCTACCAGTCCCCGCAGGCCCGGGTGGTGGCCCGCGCCCGCGCCGCCACGACCGGCGGTACCGGGCTGACCGCCGGTCGTGGCACCCCGCTCAACGCCGACGCGGCGCGCGAGCTGCGCCTGCAGGCCGACACCGGGCTGCTGGCCGCGATCCGCGCCCGCACCCACTTCGGCGGCGGCCTGCACGACCCGGACGGGAAATGGAACCTGGCGGCAGGGCGCGGCAACGCGGTGGCCGACCACGGCGACGACATCCGCAGGATGAGCCCGGACCTGCACGACGTGCTGTTCAAGCCCAGTCACGAGCTGGACGCGCTGCAGGGCACCCCCCGCGGCGCCGAGGAGCTGCACGAGAAGCTGTCGCGCGCGGTCGCGGCGATCGAGAAGTACAAGGTGTTCGACGTCGACGCCGACGCGCTGCGCCGCTTCCGCGACGAGGGCAAGGACCGGGTGGCCGGCAAGTACGACGCCGCCCAGGTCGGCACCAACCTGCGCTCGATCAACGACAAGACCGACCACGACTTCGGTCAGCGGGTGCTGGACAAGGCTCACCACGCCGACTCCGACAGTGTCGCGCGGGCCTACGGCAACGACCCGAAGGTCAAGGCGCTGCCGGGGCTGTCCGACGCGGCCGACCTCGGCGACGACGAGTCCTTCCGGGTCAACGCCGAACGGGTCGCCGGGGAACTCAAGGCCCGGCACAACGCGGTGCTGCGCTGGCAGGCGGAGGGCGCGAACCCGATGCACCGCCCGAAGGGCGCGGACACCCTGCCGCGTGACGTCGAAGGCCTCGTGCGGGCGCACCAGTACAAGCGCCGCCACAAGGAGGCTGTCGCCCGCGAAACCCCGGAGCCGGAGGCCGGACCCGAAGGCGACGGCAGCTTCGGCTTCGGCGGCGGCGCACCCCAGTTCAACATCCACATCCACCAGGGCGGCCCGGGCGGCGCGGCCACCGCCACCACCAGCGCCGGCGGCACGTTCACCCCGGTGGGTGACCCCAACCTGCACTCGAAGTTCGACAGCATCATCGGGGGCTTCTAGGTGACGGTCCCCCTCGTCGACCCGCAGCTCGCGGCGTTTCAGGCCAGCGACCCGGCGGCGTTCCTCGAGCTGGGACAACCCGTCCCGGTTCCCGGGACAGCCCGCCCGCTGGTCAGCCGCCACGACGTCGAGATCGCGCTCGGCGTCGCGATCGTCACCATCGCGCTGCGGATCCGCCGGCACCTGGCCGAGGACGCCCCGGACAGCGACGAGGACCCCGCCGAGCTCGCCCGCGCCGCGTGGCGGCGTCACCTGCCGCTGTGGATGCGGATGACCGCCCCGGCGATCCGCCGCGCCTACGAGCTGGGCCGCGTCGACGGCCTCACCGACGCCGAGATGGATGACCTGGCGGCCGACTACGCCCGCCACCTCGGGGATTATGTCAACGAGTCCTCGACCGAGGCCCTAGCCGAGGGTGTCCAGCGCCAGCTCAATCAGCGCTGGAGTTTCCACCTGGCGTGGCGGCGCGCGAGCGCGGCCTACGGCGTGGACAAGCAGCAGATGAGCACCTACCTCAAGGGTGTCGCCGCCGGCACCGAGGACTCCGCCGAGCTGATCCCACTGACCGCCCGCACCATGGCCGACAAGCTGCTGGCCGCCCGCGGGGAACGCATCGGCGCGCAGGAGGCCTACACCGCCCAGCAGACCGGGCAGGCGCTGGCGTGGATGCTGCGCTACCGCAACGGTGAGCTGCAGGGTGCGCAGCGCGAATGGGTCCTCGGCGCCGACGAGCACCACTGCGCGGTGTGCACCCAGCTCGCCGGTAAGCGGGTCCGCCCGGACGAGCCGTTCGTGCTCGGCGAGCAGCAGGTATGGGCGCCGCGGCTGCACCCCGGCTGCGAATGCGGCACCCGCCTGGTCAACGCCGCCGGGGAGGTCATCGCCAAGGGCGCGCTGGTCGCCGCCGGCATCGCCGTGCTCGCCGAGGACACCGGCCGGGTGCTGATGATCCAGCGCGCGCAGGACGGGCAGGACCCGGCCGGCGGCATGTGGGAGTTCCCCGGCGGGCACATCGAGGACGGCGAAACCCCGTTCCAGGGCGCCCGGCGCGAATGGGAGGAGGAGGTGCACCGCCGCCTGCCCGGCGCCGAACCGGTCGCGGAGTGGACCTCCGGGGTGTACCGCGGGTTCGTGGTGCGGGTCCGCCACGAGGCGCAGGTCCCGTCCCACCGGCGCGGCAGCGTCGTCAACCCCGACGACCCGGACGGCGACGACATCGAAGCCATCGCCTGGTGGGACCCGGCGCACCTGCAGGACAATCCGGCGGTGCGCGCCGAGCTGCGGGCCGCCCTGCCGAAGGTGCGTCGCGCGCTCGGCCCGATCGCGAAGAACCGCGGCGACGACCCGTTCAACCGTGACCCCCACGGCCGGTTCGCCGCGATGGAGCAGCGCCGCTCGAGCGTGCAGCTCGCCGCGCCCGACCCCGAGATCATGCGGCTGCTGGACCGCATCGAACGCGCGCCGCGGTCGCTCACCGAGGCCCGGCCGTCCCTGACCGGACGCGCACGGACGGCGCCACTGACCGGTCAGTCGGGCCTGACCGCGGCGCGCCCCTCATCGTTGACCCAGGCCCCCTCCCTGACGCAAGCGGTGCCGCTCACCCAGACCGCCGCGCCCGCCCAGGTCCGCGCCCCGCAACGCACCCCGCTGCGCGCGCAGATCCACATCCACCTGCCCCCGGCGCTGCCACCGCCGCCGCCCCCGGCGCCGGGTGACGACCCGATCGGCGAGGGCAACTACGTGTCCGGCGCTGACCTGCAGTCCTACTTCGACGACATGGGCATCGAGCACGGCGACAGCGACTTCGTCGACTTCGGCGAGATCGGCGACTACTACCGCGAGCAAGGCAGCTCCGGTCGCATCCCCGCCGCCCGGAGCACGGACGTCTGGTCGGCGGCAGGCCCGCAGGTCGCCGGCTACAGCGACACCGAGTGGGGCGCGCTCATGGCCACCGCCCAGCCGGTCTGGCAGGAAGCGATTCGCGACCACGACCGGGTCCTCGCGCAGATGACCGACCAGGAACTGCGCACCATCTGCGCCCGGGCGTTCCGGGGGATCCTGCCCTCGGCCGACGGGATGCGGGACAAGATCCGCGCCGAGATCCAGGACCCGGACGCCTACGACCACAGCCTGCGCGACGCCTACGCCGACATGGTCACCTGGTCGCGGCCGGACTACCTGGAAAGCACGCAGGCCGAGGAGTTCGACCGCTTCCTGGCGCAGTCCCCGGAGCGGTCCTACATCGAGGCAGCGCCACCAGTGCTGTACCGCTTCGCGAGTTTCCAGCCGGGCGACGGGCCCCAGCACGTGCAGGGGTATTACGAGATGGCCAACGGTCGCTACGTCTCCGCGCTGGCGCAACCACTGAACGGTCGCAGCATCCCGAAGGGGCACCTCAACGCCGAACTGATCGAACTGGACCCCTCCGAGGACCCCTTCATGGATTCGATCTACGGCGGCCGCCACCCCGACGACGACGACTTCGACGAGGAGTGACGGGACGCGCTCGCGAGACTGGTCCTATGGACGACCGCGTCATCTCCAAGGTGCTCGAGGCCGACCCGCTGTTCGGTGACTTCCTCGACCGCCTCGACGGGGTGGCGAAGATGGACGACACCTCCGAGGTGCACGTCAACGGCCAGGACCAGAAGAAGAAGAAGGCGCTGGCGGGCGGGCTGCTGCTCGGCACCGCCGCCGAAGGCACCGCCACCGCGCGCTCGCTGTCGAACCTGCGCGCCAAGGGCAACGTGGTGCGTACCGCCGAGAACGCCGGGAAACTGACCCGCCTCGCGCACTCCCCTGCCGGTCGCGTCGGCGAGGCCACGCTGCAGACCACCAACCTCCTCGTCGGGCTCACCGCCGCCCACGAGCTCACCCGCGGGGACAAGCAGCCGAAGAAGCCGAAGCCGCCGGCGTCGGTAGCCAAGGGCATCCGGATCGGGCACTACCAGCCGATGGGCCTGGTGCACTCCAACGCCCGCTTCCGCCGCCTCGGGCTGCGCCCGGTGCCGACGCGGATCCGCAAGGGCGCGTTCGTGCGTACCACCGAGGACCTGGTCAACGGCGAACACGCCATCCAGGCCGCCACGATGCCCACCGGCCGGCACCGCCCCGGTGGCGTGCCGGACCCGGCGACCCGCACCGGCCGACACCGCGCGGTCGGCGCGACCCGCAAACTGACCGGGCTGGGCAAGCTCACTGCGATCACCGCCGCCACCTCCGTCGGTGCCGGCGGGGGCTACGCCGCCGAGGAGAGCCTCAAGCACCGCCAGTCCGGCGCGGGGCAGGCGACGGTGGCGAAGGCCGCCGACTGCGAATGGCACGCGGAGATCAGCAAGACCGACGACGACAAGCGTCTGGTGTTCGGCTGGGCCAGCCTGTCGATGGTCGACGGCGAGCCGGTGCTTGACCGCCAAGGCGACTACATCCCCATCGACGAGGCCGAGGACGCCGCGTACCGCTACATGCTCACCTCCCGCAAGGGCGGCGACATGCACCGGCGCATCACCAAGGCCGACTCCGGGCCGGTGCACACCGCCGACGTCGTCGAGTCGATGGTGTTCACCCCGGAGAAGATCGCCGCCCTCGGCCTGGAGCCGGACGCGGTCCCGCTCGGCTGGTGGCTCGGGATGAAGGTCCACGACGAGCAGCAGTGGGACGACATCAAAAGCGGCAAGCGCACCGGCTTCTCGGTGCACGGCTCGGGAACCCGGAAGGACATGGCGCTGACATGATCGACGCATTCGGAGTGGAGCGCCCGGACCTGGTCAGCAAGGCCAGCGACGAGATCCTGCATGCCGGCGCCCACGCGGTTGGGCACGGCATCGGCCCGAAGCCCGGCTTCCACCACGCCGAGTCCGGCCGCGGCGGCCGGTACCGGATCCGCACCGAGCAGGCCGGCGACAAGCGCCAACGCGGCGTGCACGTCGCCTACCGGCCCTCGCTCACCGCGCGCCGCGCCGGTCTGGTCACCGCCGTCGCCGGATCTGGGGCCGGTGCCACCGAGGTCGACCGGCGCCTGGCCAACCGTAAGGGCGCAGGCATCAGCGCAGGCGAGCCGTACCGGCACCCGCTGCGGTCCGGGTACAAGGCCAACGCCGCGCGCGCGAAGTACGCCTCGGAGAAGATGGGCCGCAAGGCCGACGCGAAGGAGGCCCGCGGCAAGCAGGCCCCGGTGCGCCGCGTCCTGCAGAACACCTCGGCCTACAACAGCCAGGCCTTCAACCGCCTCGCCGTCGACGGGATCCGCCGCGGCAGCGCCGAGAACAGGGCCCACCCCTATGACGGGAAGAAGAAGTACACCCCGCCGCAGACGATCGGGAAGCGGGACGCCTTCGGGGTGGCCCGCGACGACATCGCCAAGGCCGGGCTCGGCTCGGTCAAGGGCGTGCTCAGCGAAGCCGAGGGGATGCTCGGCGGGTTCAAGCACGGCGTCGGCGGCGGCACCTTCGGCCAGGTCAAGGGCGGCACGTCGGCGATGCTCGGCGCGAAGGCCGGTAACGCGGTGCGCGCCGGCGGTTCCTACGCCAAGCTCAACGCCAAGCCGCTCGCGATCGGCGGCGGCGTCGCCGGGGTCGGTGTCGGCGGGGTGGCGCTCGGACGCAAGCAGGGGCAGTGACCGCGGCGGACCCGGCGTACCGGCAGCGGCGGCGCGCCTCGCGCAACGTCGAGCTGGCCGCTAGCGGGGTCGCCGGCGGCGTCGGTTCGGCCTTCGGTGCCGCGAAGCTGCGCGACGCCTACAAGGAGGAGCACCCGGAGGCGTTCGCCCGCACGGTGCGCCGCACCGCGAACCGGGCCAGCCGGGCCGGGGTCAGCGCCGGGCGCGTCTCACACCTCGAGCATCTCGCCACCGTCGGCAAGCCCGGGTTCAAGCCGCTGGCCATCGCCACCGCCGCCGCCGCGACCGCCACAGGCGCGAAGCGCTTCGGCGAGTACAACGACGTCAAGCATCGCCGCGAACTGCGCGCCGCCCGGGAGAAGAAGAACGCGGCCGTGGCCAAGAGCCTGCGCGAGCGGGCCCGGCAGGCGAAGAACCCGCCGCCGGTGCGCCGCCGCGCCGTCGACTCCAGCGCGATCCGTTCCGTCGGCTACCAGCGCCAGACCCGCCGCCTGGCGGTGGAGATGCGCTCGCGCCCCGGCCAGCCCTACACCTACCGGGTGAAGCCCGGCGAGGCCGCCGCGATGGAGGCCTCCGACAGCAAGGGCCGCTACTACAGCCAGCACATCCGTGGGCAGCGCAAGCGGGTGGAGCGGGTCGGCCCGATCGGTCGCGGGCGGCTGCTCGCCAAACCGGACACGGTGGAGAAGATGATCAGTCCGTTCGGGGTCGTGCACGCCGTCGCGAAGTCCGATGTCGGCAACGGTGAGTACAAGCCCGCCACCCAACTCAACGCCGCCGACCGGGCCGCGATCAAGGTCCGGGCCACCAGCGGGGTCCGGCGCTCGATCGAGGCGAAAGCGCCGAACAAGCCGCGCGGTATGGGCGAGCTGTACTCCCGGCACGGGTTCGGGCTCAGCGAGCGCGGCCCGCACGCGCTGATCCACGACGCGACGACCCCGTCGGCGGTGCACCCGAACATCCACTACGGCGCGAGCATCCCGGCGAAGCATCACGCCGAGCTCGACCGCAAGATCGACCCGGAGGTGGCGGGCAAGCTGCGCCACCCTGTCGTGATCCACCACGACCCGCTGCCGGACAGCGTGCACGCCGCCGCCATCGGCGCGCACGTGACCACCGGCGGCCGCGGCCACGTGGTCCTGAACGCCCACGAGATGTCGGCCGGCGGCAAGCTGAACAAGGACCAGGCCTCGCACTACTTGGGGGTGCGCGGGCATCACGTCCTCAACCACGAGATCGCGCACGCCTCGCTCAAGCACAGCAATCCGATCAAGTGGATGCACCACGACGAGCTGGAGATGGCGCGGCGCTCGATGGGCGAGGAGGCCCGCGCCGACGCTCGCGGCGTGCGCGGCAAGGGTGTGTACCAGCGCACCGGCAACGCCGGCACCCCGAAGCTGGCGCGCCAGGCCGCCAAGATGACCCCGAAGAAGTTTCGGGAGCACATGGCCAACACGACGGGCATGGACCGTGCCGCCCTGAAAGGGGTGGGCCTCGGCAAGCCCGAGGTGAAGGCCGCGGTCGAGGCGGCGCGCACCCAGGGCCGCGTCCTCACGCACTACCACGGCGTCCGCAACGCGATGCGCGCCGCCGGGGCGATCAGGAAGAACGCCCCGGGGTGCAGCCCGTTCGGGGTCTACCACGGCCCGGATCTTGGTCCGGCGGAGTGAGTGGAAGCCGTCCATACAGTCAGAGACATGACCGGCCAGCGCCTCACCAAGAGCGCGAAGTCCTTGCACAACATGGACTACGACGAGGTCTCTCTGGTGGACGTCCCGGCCAACCAATACGCAGCAGTGATGATCGCCAAGGCATACGACCAGGGAGCAGACATGCCCGGAACTGAGGACGAGGTCGAGCTGTTCTTCGAGGACGGCTCCCCGGTCAACGAGGACGAACTCGAGACCGGCGACATCGTGTACGACGCGGACGGTGAGGCCTACGGCTACACCGCCCCCGAGGACATCGAGTCGGAGATGGAGCTCGTCGGCAAGGCCGCGCCCGCGTGGGCCCGCCGGGCCGCCTCCCGGGTGGGTCGCGCCCGCCGCCCCGGCGGCGAGGCAGGCTTCCGTGGCCACCAGGTCAACCCCGGCCCGAACCGGCAGCGCCCCTCCACCGCCGAGGAGTCCGCTCGCGCGTTCGCCGGCGACAGCCGCACCGGCCGGGCCCGCCACGCCGCGAGCCGCGCCGGTGACCGCGTCTGGGGCAACGGCCGCAGCGCCGCCGGCCGCAAGGTCATCGCCGGGACCACCGCGGGCGGTGTCGCCGTCGGTGCCGGTGGCTACGAGTCCGGCAAGCACGTCGGCAAGTCGCTGTCCGAGCAGGTGTCCGAGGCGCTGTCGAAGGCCTACACCGACGCCGACCGCGACGAGGTCATCAAGAGCTTCGCGGGCCTGCTCGAGGAGCGCGACGCGGAGCTGAACGCCCTCGCCGAGATCGCCAAGTCCGAGCGTGACCTGCGCCTGGAGGGCGAGTACATCGAGGTCGCGAAGGGCCTCGGCCTGCCGGGCGACCCGGACGAGCTGGGCCCGGTGCTCAAGCGCATGTCCGAGGTGATGGACCCCGCCGACGTGCAGATCATCGCCAAGACGCTGGAGGCCACCTCCGGGGTGCTGTACGAGGAGTTCGGCTACGACGGCTTCGGCGCCGAGGTCGGCGACCCGCACATGGCCGACGCGGAAGCCGCCGCGGAGCAGCGCATCGCGAAGTCCGGTTCGGAGTCGGTCAGCAAGGCCGCCGGGATCGAGCAGTACTACACCGAGAACCCGTCCGCCTACGACGAGTACATGAGCGGCCGCCGCGGCTGAGCCGCGCGCCCACCCCACGATCACCAGGATCACTGAGGAGTTCTGATGGCAGTCGAGGAAGCCCTCCGGAGCATCACGCTCGAGGCGGACGCCAGCATCGGCATCTACACGGGCGTCCCCGGCATGCCGGGTTCGCTCTCCCCCAACTCGGGCAAGCAGTTCCGCTTCGTCAAGGTCACCGGTGCCGGTGACCAGGACGCCCGGGTGGGGCTGTGCACCGCCGCGGCGAACGAGATCCCCTCCGGCGTGCTGCAGAACAAGCCGCAGGCCGTCGGGTCCGACGCCACGGTCGGCTTCTCCGGGCGTTCCCGGGTGGAGTCCGGCGGGGCGGTCGCGATCGGCCCCGTCAAGATCGACGCCACCGGTCGGGTCGTGACCGGCGTCGCCGGCACCGACGTGATCGTCGGCATCGCGATGAGCTCGGCCAACGCGGCCGGGCAGCTCGTCTCCGTCCAACTCAAGCTCGGCCTCTGAGCCAGCACCCCCACGTCAGTCGGATAGGAAGGTAGGGGCTCATGCCGCTCCCCGGAGTCAGTGATCTGCACGTCAATGCGCCCCTGACCAACGTCTCGGTCGCGTACATCCAGAACCCGAACCGGTTCATCGCGAACAAGGTGTTCCCGAAGGTTCCGGTCGAGAAGCGCAGCGACATCTACTGGCGCTACTCGAAGTCGGACTGGCGCCGGACCGAGGCCGCGAAGCGCGCCCCCGGCACCGAGTCCAAGGGCGTCGGCTGGAACAACGACACCGACCAGTACTACTGCGACGTGTACGCGGTCCACAAGGACATCGAGGACCAGGTCCGCGCGAACGCGGACAGCAACTTCAAGCTGGACTCGGACGCGACGAAGTTCGTGACCAACCAGCTCCTGCTGCGCCGCGACATGGACTGGGTCGACACCTACTTCAAGACCGGCGTCTGGGCGACGGAGTACGACGGTGTCGCCGGAACCCCCACCGCCGGCCAGTTCCAGCAGTGGGACCAGAGCGCGTCCGACCCGCTGGTCAACGTCACCGACTGGCAGATCGACTTCGACCTGCTGACCGGCTTCGAGGTCAACTTCATGGTGCTCGGCGCCAACGTCTGGAAGCGCCTCAAGAACCACCCGGCGATCCTGGACCGGATCAAGTTCACGCAGAAGGGTGTCGTGACCAAGGACCTGGTCGCGAGCTTCTTCGACATCCCGGCCAACCGACTGTTCGTCGCGAGCGCATCGTCCTCGGTTGGCCCGCAGATCAACGACATGGCGGCGCAGGACGCGGCGGCCACGATGGAGTACATCGTGCCGGCCAACTCGGCCCTGCTCGGCTACGCGCCCAGCGCGCCTTCGCTCAACGAGCCCTCCGCCGGGTATGTAATGACCTGGAAGGGCTACATCGGCAACAACAGCGAGGGCGTCGCGATCTCCAACTTCCGGATGCAGCACCTCAAGAGCGACCGGATCGAGGGGGAAATGGCCTACGACATGAAGGTCGTCAGCCAGGACTGCGGCATCTTCCTGAACAACGTGGTGGCGGGCTGACCCCCGCGCTCCACCCAGCCGTCCGGGCCGCCGCTCCCTTCGAGGGGCGGCGGCCCGTCGCAATGAAGGGGACAGCATGACCGAGAGCACCACCGCGCCGGAGATCCGGACGTACGCGGCGCGCCGGCGCCTCAAGGTCGGCGACGGCTACCGCGAGCCGAACCAGCCGTACCCGGAGGGTCACCTGGTGTACCGGATCGACTCGCTGGTGCACGTCGGCATGGTCGGCGAGCTGCACACCACCGAGGAGCAGTTCCGGGCCAACCTGGACGAGTTCGTGCCGCCCGAGCAGCACGAGGCGATCCTGGCCCGCGTCGGACTGATCCCCGGCGTCATCAACGTCGGCCCGCACGGCACCCTCGCCCCCGCCGACCCGGAGGTGGAGGTCCCGATCGTCCCCGCCGACAAGCCGGCCGACGAACGGATCGACGGCCCGGTGCGGCGCCCGACGAAGAAGCTGCCGACCAAGCGGGTGCCGCGCAAGAGCAGCAAGCCCACCCCCGTCGACGGGGAAGCGCCCGCCGAGGTGCAGACGCAGCGGACCAACACCGGCCGCTCGCCGCTGGTGGTGCCGATGCGCGCCCTCGAGGACGAGACGTCGCTGCTCGACGAGGTGTAGGGCCATGACCTGGACCTACGACGGTGACCCCACCGCCGACGACGTCTCCGCCATCCACTACCTGGTCGGCGACACCGACACCGGCCGCCAGCTCATCCAGGACGAGGAGATCCAGTTCTGGATCAACACGGTGGGCCCGATCTACGGCAGCAACCACATGACCGCCGCGTACTGCGCGGAATCCATCGGCGCCCGCTTCGCTTCCGAGGTCGCGATCTCCGGTGACGGCGTGAGCGTGTCCGCCGACCAGCTCCAGACGAAGTTCGACCAGCTCGCGACCGCGCTGCGCGCCCAGTACGCCCGCCTGCAGGGCGCCGGGGCCGTGCCCTACGTCGGCGGCATCGAGACGTTCCCGTCCTACGACCCGAACGTGAAGGCGTTCCAGTTCGGCATCGGGATGCACGACAACCTGGCCGCCGGCGACCAGGCCTACGGCGGCCTCGGCGACATGCCCGAGGTCTCGGACCAGCTCGAGCACCTGTGATGCCCGGCTACGGGCCCAGCACGTTCGTGCGTGACCTGGTGCGTACCCGGGTGGCGTTGGCCGCCCAGGCCACCGCCGTGGTCGCCCGCGGCCAGCTCGGCGGCTTCGACCGGGCCACCGGCAAGTTCGGCGGCCTCACCAACGCCGCCACCGTCTACTCCGGGCCGGTCCGGATCCAGTCGGTGTCCGGCAGCAGCACTGCCGACATCGGCGGCACCGAGGTCTCCCAGCGGGACACGGTCATCTCGATCCCGATGAGCGCGCCCATCCCGCATCGTGACGATATCGTGATCGTCGGCGTCGACGATCTTGCCGACGCCACCCAGGACCACCAGGTGTACCGGGTGCTCGGCGTCGACGGCGGCGGGCTGCTCGGCGCGGTACGGCACCTGAGCTGCGTCACCTGGGGTCCGTCGCGCACCTGGGGGAGCAGCACGTGAGCTTGAGCAGCCAGATCCGGGCGCTCGCCGACGACCTGCAGCAGGCCGGCACCCGGGTGCAGCAGGCCGTCGCGGTGGAGGCTCACGCCGCGGCCGCGCAGATCGAAGCCGAGGCGCAGCGGGCCCAGTCCGCGGTGGCGGTGACCTACACCGAGACCGGGGCGCTGATCACCGGGGCGCCGGACGTCGTCGGCCGCGCCAGCGTCGCCGACCTGGCCAGCGAGCTCGCCGCCTCCGTGGCCGCCGCCGGCGCGCGCGTGGTGGGCGGCCAGTGAGCGCCAGCCTGCAGCGGGAGCCCCTGACCAGCGCGCTGTTGGCCCGGCTGCGCACCGGGGTGCAGATCGGTGGCGCCGACGCCCTGGTCGGCGACATGGTGATGCCGCCCGGCGGCGGCTGGACGACCGGCCCGAACGCCCCCGGCGACGAGTTCACCCCGTACCTGCTGCTGGTGCCGATGACGGCCAGCGGTGCGGGCGCCACCGGCACCCTCGCCGACCCGCAGGGTGACTGGAAGCTGCCGTACTCGCTGACCAGCGTCGGCGCCGCCCGCGAGCAGTGCGAGTGGATGGCCGACCAGGCGCGCAACGCCCTGACGTCGCTGCGCACGGAGGTGTTCGCGCTCGGCCCGGACTCCTACAAGGTCCAGCAGGTCTGGACCGACTCGATCGGCGGCCTGTCCCGCAGTGCCGCTTCCGACCCGGCGATCTTCACCGAGGTCGATCAGCTCACCATCTGGCTAGGGAAAGTGAGAACGCGATGAGCAAGTTCATCAAGATCCAGAAGTCCGTCGAGGGCAGCGACAAGCCGCTCTACGGGGAGGCCACCCGGGAGGCGTTCGACGCCGTCTGGCAGGAGCAGGGCTGGTCGCTGGTCGAGGACGGCACGGTCACGCCGGCGGAGAACCAGCTCGCCGACCAGGCCTCCACGCCGGGCACCCCGCCGCCGCCGCCGATCACCCCGGCGGCCGCTCAGGGCGGCAAGCAGCAGGGGGTTTCCACTCCGGCGGAGTGACGGGACAACGCCACCATCATGGGGATTGAGAGGTCCAGTTCCCCCTGAGAGGTAGGCCGTCGTGGGTCGCTTCATTCCGAACGAGAACACCTTCGTCGGCTTCACCCCGGCGATCACTGGCACGGTCGACGCCCCGAAGGTCGCCGACGTGACCAGCGCGATCGACCTGACCGACCTGACCATGTCGCTGAACGCCAGCGCACAGGGCAACTCGGTGCCGACCCCCAGCTTCGCCTCGCTGTTCGAGACGAGCATCGTCGGCACCAGCCAGGCGACGTTCACCGGCGACTTCTACCGGGACGACGACGACACCCTGGACCTGGCGTGGACCACGCTCTCGCGCGGCACCAAGGGCTACTTCATCATCGCCCGCTCCGGCGGCATCCCGTCGACGACGTTGAAGAAGTGCGAGGTGTGGCCGGTGACGGTCCTGTCCCGCGCGATGGCGAACATGGCCAACAACACGGTGGAATCCTTCACCGTCACCTGCGCTGTGCCGTCGGTGCCGGGTGAGGACTCCGTCGTCGCCGCCTAAGCGCGTCGCACCCCCGCGTGGGTCCGGGCTGGCTATGCTCCGCATGATCGCCGAGCAGGCCAGCTCGGACCTATGTGCGGAGGCATGCGTTGGCGGAGGAAGCGGCAGTCCTGGAAGCCCAGACGGCTCAGCGGGACGGCGCCAAGCGCGCCACGCTGGACATGATGCGCGGCAAGAAGCGCGCCGTCGACGAGTTCACCGTGGTGCTCGACCCCGACGAGGGGCCGGTGTCGTTCCTGTTCCGCGCCGTCGGCAACCGGCGCTACGACACGCTGCTGTCCGAATGCCCGGCGACCACCGAGCAGCTCGCCCGCGGCGAGACCTACGACCAGGACAAGTTCGCCCCGAAGCTGCTCGCGGAGGTCTCCGAGGAGCCGAAGCTGTCGGTGCCGGAGTGGGCCGAAATCTGGAAGTCCCCGGACTGGAACCGCGGCGAGGTGTTCGGCCTGTTCAACCGGGCCACCATGTTGTGCCTGCGAGGGCTCGACGTGGGCCCTACCGCAGCAGGCTGAGGGCTGACCCGAACTTCTTCCTCGAGCTCCAGTTCTGCGACGACAACGGGATCCCCCACTCCAAGCTCCTGAAATGGGAGCCGGAGGACCGCGCGAAGATGCTCGCCTACCGCCTCGAGCGGGCCGAGCGGTGCCAGATGTGCGGCACGGCGGAGTGGGAATGGGACCCGAAGCAGGGTGGCCGCAAGTTCGCCTACGAGCCGGTCACGCAGGTGTGCAAGGGCTGCCAGGCCAAGGAGATCGTCACCGAGGAGACCGACCGGCTCCCCGGCGCCACCGTGCAGCTCATGCCCACCAACACCCGCCCGTGGGCGCAGATGCAACTGCGCCGCCAGCGGCGTGAGGCCCGCCGCGCGAAGGAGCGTGACTGATGACGGTCCCCGTGCTGGCCCCCGGCGGGGATCAGACCCGCACCGCCCAGGTGCAGCTCCAGGCCAACGTCGACCCCTACGCCCAGTCGATGGCGGCCGCCACCACGCAGACCAACGCGCTGGCCAACGCCGTGGATCACCTCGAGGCGCGCATCAGCAACCTGTCCAAGACCGCCGGCCGCAAGCTGATCAACGTGTCGGCCACCGACTTCGCGGTGCTGTCCGGGGCGACCGCCACCGCCGCCACCTTCGAGAAGCAGCTCTCCACCCTCAACGCCACCGCCGCGATCACGCCGCTGAGCATGAAGGGGGTGAAGTCCTCCATCGAGGGGGCCTTCACCTCGCTGCCGGTGTCGCGCAGCCAGATCGTGGCGCTGGCCACCGAGCTCACCAACCTCGGCGTCACCGGCAGCCGCGACATCGGCTCGCTGGTCACCACCATGCTCAAGCTGTCCGCGGCGTCCGGGGAACCGGTGGACCAGCTCGCGCAGGGCCTGGTGCAGCTTTCCCGGCTGATGGGCAACACCAGCGCCGCGGGCATCGCGCAGTACGCCAACGCGGTGCTGACGGTCAGCAAGAACGCCGGTGTCTCCGTCACCGGGGTGCTGTCCTTCGCCCAGGCCATCGCCCCGATGGCGCGCCAGGCGGGCATCGGCGAGTCCGCGGTGCTCGGCATCTCCGCCGCGTTCTCCAAGGCCGGCGCCGACGGGTTCGTCGCCGCGAACACGTTCAACTCGATCGTCTCCGACATCACCAACCTGATCCAGTCCGGCAGCCCGCAGCTCGCCAAGTACGCCAACCTGATCGGCGTCTCGGTGAAGCAGTTCCGCTCGATGGACAAGGGCACCGCGGTGGAGGACATCTTCACCACCATCGCCAAGCAGGGCCCGAAGGCGGTCAACACCCTCAACCGGCTCGGCATCGACGGGGTGCGCGCGCAGGCCGCCATCGCCGCCGTCGTGCAGTCCGGTGACCTGAACAAGAGCGTCAACGACGCGCTGGGTGCCAGCGGCAACACCAACAACCTGAACAAGGCCTCCGGCAAGGCGTTCCACGGCATCGCCGACGACCTGGCCAACGTCCGCAACGAGTTCACCCAGTTCGGCACCGAGATCGGCACCTCGTTCCTGTCGCCGCTCGAGGTGGTCATCAACGGCTTCTCGAAGATGCTGCACATCGTCAACGAGATCACCAAGCCGTTCTCCGGGCTGATCGCGCTGGTGTCGACGCTGGCCGGCGGCCTGGCCGCGCTCGGCGGCGGCGCGTTGCTCGCGGCCGGGCTGATGGCCAAACTGGTCGCGGTCGGCTTCGTCGCCAAGTCCTCCCCGGTCGCCGCGCTGCGCGCCGGGTACGCCAATGCCGCCAAGGGCACCGAGAGCGAGTTCTCCAACCGGGCCGCCGCCAACCAACTGCGCTGGTGGCAGAAGCCGGGCTACGCGGCCGGGCGCAACCTCGGCGGCGCGATCGGCGGCGCCGGGGCCCACTCGGCCACCGGGATGGCCGCGGAGGAGGAGGCGGCCCGGCGCGCCAGCCTCGGACTGAACAGCACCGCCGCGACGTCGCTCTACACCGGCCGGCACGTCTCGGTGAACGCGATGGGCCAGGAGGAGGAGGCGGCACGGCGGCGCGGCGCGTTCTCCCGCGGCGTCGGGATGATCCCCCGCGCCGGCACCTGGATCGCGCAGGGCCAGGAGGAGTACGTCGTCAACGCCCGCCGCAGCGGGCTGGACCGCACCCCCGGCTTCGCCGGCTGGGCCGGGGACAAGGCCAACGCGCTCAAGGCGAAGTTCAGCGGCGGCGACGAGAAGAAGGAGGCCGCGGACGCGAAAGCCGCCGCGGCCGCGACCCGCCGCGCCGAGGCGGACATGCGCGCGGTGGAGTCGGCCGAGCGGCTGGCCACCGTCGAGCAGACCCTCGCCGGGGAGATGCGCGAGTTCGGCGCCGCGGTCGCCCGCGTCCAGGTGCAGTCGCTGCGTTCCGGCGCGGCCGTCGCCGCCCAGGGCGTCGGCGGGCTGGCAGCGAAGGGCGCGAAGGGCGCCTGGAACATGCTCGGCCCGATCGGGGTGGGTCTGCTCGGCTACGAGGCGTTCAGTGCGTTCGGCCACCACGACCAGACCCAGTACAACCAGGCCTACGTCAACACCGAGTCGAACTACAACCCGATCCAGAAGTACAACCAGGCCCTCGGCACCACCGCCACGAACCTGGCCAAGCTCGGCGACGCCGCCACCACCGCCGCGGACAACCTCAGCGCCGGGCTCGGCGGGAAGAAGCTGTCCGACGTCGGCCAGATCGGGCCCGGGGACGTCGCCCGTGCGGCCGGCAACGCGAAGTACACCGACGACACGTTCAAGCACCTCGCGAACAACCTGACCCCGTTCCAGGTCGGCAAGGGCGGCAAGTCGGCAAGCACCAGCGCGGTGGTGGCCTACATCCAGCAGCTCGCGCTGACCAACGGCGGGATGGACAACAAGACCCTCGACGCGGTGAAGCTGGACGTGATCCGCGCGTTCGGCCCGGACAAGGCCCGCGGGATCATGGCCCAGTACATGCGGACCAACCCGGCCAACGCGCTCGACGCGCAGGTCAATTACGGCGCGCTCGGCGGCGTCGCCCGCGGCATAGACAACAAGACCTTCGCGAAGTACAGCGACGCCGCCTTCTCCGGCATCGCCTCGCGTGCCGCGGTCGCCCCCGGCCGCACCGGCAACGCCGCCGAGCTCGCGCAGATCCTGCGGTTCGGCGGCGCCGCGCTGCAGGGCACCGGCCCGCACGACAACAGCGCCAACATCCGCTCGTTCCAGAAGAACCTGTCCGACAAGTTCGGTGGCAACCCCGACGACTTCACGATGCTCACCCCCGGCTCCGGGGTGCCGGACAACTTCTTCAAGGCCGGCTACAGCACCCAGGCCGGGGTGCAGGGACAGATCCTGGCCGCGCTGGCCAACACCGGCGGCGGCCGGAAGTTCCTGCGCAGCGCCGGCGTCGACATGCAGCAGCTCCGCGGCACGATGAACGCCGGTTTCAACGGCATGCCTGGCGGGCTCAGCCCCGGGCTGGGCCCGATCGTGCAGGAGCTGGTGCGGACCCAGTTCCCGGCGTCGAACACCAGCGCCAACTGGCAGCAGATCGCCGGCTCCGGCTCGCTGGGCCGTTTCGCCGCCCACGACAAGACCGTGCAGGCGGCCTACAACACCCCCGCCGACCCGGCGCTGCAGTACCAGGCGATGATGCGGCTCTACGGCGCGGCCGGCGGCAACGACCCGCGTAAGTCCACCGACCAGGTGGTGGCCGCGTTCGACAAGCTGCAGGGCGCGATCGGCGACACCTCCGACCAGCTCTACGTGATGGCCCGCGCCGCGTCGCAGTTCGCCAGCGAGCGGCAGTCGGCGGCGTTGCCGTACCTGAGCCGCGAGCAGAACCTCGGCGCGGCCGCGGGCAACTACGCGGAGAAGTTCCGGGCCAACGCACTGTCGCCGACCAGCGACAGCTACCCGGACCTACAGAAGGCCCGACAGGCCTACGACGAGCAGGAGCAGTCCTACCAGGCCTACACCATCCAGGTGGCGCAGCAGGCCAAGGCGTTCGGGGTGCAGATGACCCGCGCGCAGGAGTCGAACCAACTGCAGCGCAAGCGTTCGGCGCGCGACTTCCACATCCAGATGCTGCAGGGCGAGGAGGACTACAACAAGCAGACCTACCGCGCCCAGCGCGACCACGCCATCCAGCAGACCCACGCGGTGCAAACCACCGCGCAGACGATCTACAACCCGTACGGGCGGGTGCAGAGCGCCTACACCTCCGACGCGAACACCCTCATCGGCAACATGGGCGACCAGAACATGCGGCTCAAGCTGCAGAAGCAGGAGCTGGACGCACTGAGCAAGATGGGCCTGTCCGACCAGGCGATCCAGACCCTGCAGCTCGCCAGCCCGGACAACGCCCAGCAGCTCGACCGACTGCTGATGGACGCCCGCTCGGACCCGAGCGTGATCGTGCAGCTCAACGCCTCCGTCGGCAAGCGGGTGCAGCTCACCCGCTCGCTGACGCAGAACAGGTACAACCTGCAGTTCGCGCAGACCAACCAGGACTTCACCCGCGGGCTCAGCGACGCCGCGAAGGACTACAACACGCAGCGCGAGCGCGCCGTCAGCGCCCAGCAGCGCTCGCTGGGGGACATGGCCAAGGACTTCAACACCATGACCACCCAGGCGGCGCAGGACATCACCACCTCCATGACGCAGCTCTACGGCTCCTACGCCGACAACTCGCTGCGGGCCATGCAGGCGATCAGTGACAACATCGCCTCGCGCGCCCCGAAGCTGGCCAAGACGCTCACCACCGAGATCATCAACGCGACGAAGTCGGTCAACGCCGCCGCGATGCAGACGATGCTGGCCAGCCAGGTCGGCGTCGTCGGCTACGGCCCGAAGCACCAGGTCGGCTCCTACAACGCGCACGGCAAGTTCGTCCCCTACCGCGGCTACATGAACGCCAACGAGGCCGCGCACCTGCCGAACCTGATCAACCCGGGTTCGGTCGCGGCGATCGGGCACGCCACCGGCGGCATCTCCACCAGGGCGCACGTCGCGAACATCTCCGAAGGCAACAAGGCCGAGGCGATCATCCCGCTGGACCAGCGCGGCCTGGCCTACATGACGCAGTGGACCAACCAGGTGACGATGACGCTGCTGCGCACCATGATGGGCCGCACCAACCCGCTGCCCGGTCGCGGCACCGGCGGCGGCGGCGACAGCTACACCCGCATCGACCAGTCCACCCGCTTCACCGGCGACATCACCGTGCAGGCGCAGGACCCGACCGAGATGCAGCGCAAGCTGGACCAGAAGAAGCGCCTGGACGCACTGTCGAACCCCGGTTCGCGGCGCCGGTAGGGCATCCGGGCATAGAAAAAGCCCCGAGCCCCCCGAAGGGGGCCCGGGGCTCTCTCGTCTAGTTGTGGATCGGGTTGACCTCGCTCATGCGTAGGGGGTGCCGTCGTCGAGGAAGTCGGCGACGGTGGCGAGCTGCAGGCGCCGCACGCTGGTCACGACTGCACCTCGTAGAAGGAGCTGGGCGCGTTCTCCCGGTCGTCGCTGTGGTCACCGGGATGCCCGTCACGCAGAATGCACCAGGTGTCACCTGAACATCCGTAGGCTTCGTCGGCAGCCTTGGTGTCATCGACCTCTTGGCGCCCGTCCGCTCGGGTTCGGAGCCCATCACGCCAG